AGGGTCAGTAAATGCCCGGCCATTCTTCCCTGCTCATAGCGGGTTTTTTCGTCCCCGGCGTCCCCTTACAGTGTCAGGCGTTTTTCTTACAGTGTACGAAATGCCTGCATATGGGCACTTTTTTGGAATAACGGACCCGGCCAGTCCGGAAGCGGTTTTTCCCTTACAGCGTACGGGGGCTTGACATTGCCCGGCCCATGCTGTAGCGCCCGGATTAGCGGGCCTAGCGCGTCCGTTATTCCGGCGCAAGGGGTAAACGGGGGTCACTAGATACAAAAAACCCGCTATTAGCAGGAAAAACGTGGGGACTTGACATATCCCGCCGGATGCTGTAGCAGGAATGCGAACATATGTTCCCATTCGCGCCTAGCATACTGGGCACAGCCTTCGCCCGTATGTAAGTGACGAACGTCCCGGCGCAACGGTACGGGGGAGGGTGACGGGGGCACGTTTTCCCTGCATATAAGCGGTTTTTGAGTGGTGACGAATGTCCCTGCATATGCAACGGACGGCAATGTAACTTACACTTACACTGTAAAACTCCCTGCAAATCAGCACTTTTTCTCCCCCACTTGTTACATATAACAATGCCCACTTGTTGCATGTAACAATCGCAGGGAATCGCATGTAACTAGCACCCGTTCCGGATGTAAATCGCAGACGAACTGACACTACAATCCGCTGTTATCACGCGGGGGCTTATAGATATTCCACCCATTTCCAGAACAAGCGACCACATGACGAATGTCACCAAACTGTACCGTTAGGTGGTTGCATGTGTTCTTTTGTGCTATACCTATAGGAGCACTGCTCAAGGAGAGGGGGGCCAGTGGATAAGGAAGCAATGATTCAGCGGGTTCTCAATGACCAGCAGAGCGTTACGCTGGTTGAGGCTGTTGAACTTCGTGTGGAGGCGCTTCGACTGGGTATCCAGTGTGAGGTTGCCGAGTCGCCGGTATGGGGCGACTACACGCTCATTCCTCGCTAGTAAGACAATCTGACGCTGATTGAGGGCAATGGCTGTCCGGAGGCAGACCATCCCCTACTAAGGGAATGGCTCTGACGCCGACAGTTGGGTATCCGTATGCCCATCGGCAGTATCTAGTTGTGGGTACGCGCTCAGGTCGGGCTTTACCGCGTGCTGCTGCCTTGCAGTCTCAACTAGCCATCCCCTGCTTTCGCAGGCCCGGACGGTGTTCTTTTCTTCTGAGGAAGGTGAGTCCCCGTCTAACGGCTCTGAGAGCGAGGGTGAGTCGCCCAACGTCTTCCTGCTATCTGGGGTGGAAGGCGTTCCACCTTTGTCTTCACCAGAGTACCAGACGGGAGAGGTGGGGGCCACCATCCCCCAGATAGATGGTGACCCCCGGCGGCGCTTCAAGTGCTTGCCGAACCCGGTAGACAAGAACGAGCACCCGCGTATGGACTTATACCACAAGTGTCCCCCGAAACACATAGTATGATGTGACTGTGGGACGAAATTGGAAAAAGGCCCGCGAGAAAGTTGACTCAGAAAGCGAATGCCGAGTCTGTGGCTCCAACTACATGGTTGAGGCTGCTCACACCTCATACGTCCGTTTCGACGGAAATACGGTTGACCCCGAAAGAATCGTCCCACTCTGTAAGCAATGCCATATGGCATACGACTCCCACTCCTTAGACATACTCGCTTACCTTTCATACGAAGAGCAGGCGGTTGTGGTTAAGGACTTGGGAATTGTTCGGGCGTATAAGCGCCTGACTGGTGAATCAATCATGGAGAATTGAAGTGTCTGACCTTAATCGCGTTTCCCTCACTGGCCGTCTTACCTCTAAGCCAGAAGAGCGTCGTACACAGTCCGGAGATATGCTCGCGACTATGCGTGTTGCGGTGAACACCCGCAGTAAGGGTGAGCGCTCAGCGATGTTCTTTGACGTTGCTGCGTTCGGCAAGGTTGGCGAGTTGGTTGTCCAGTATTTGGACAAGGGTTCTCGCGTTGCAATTGATGGACGCCTGAACTGGAAGGAGTGGGAGTCCAAGGAGGGGCAGAAGCGGCAGGCGGTCAACGTCATTGCCAACGAGGTCTACTTCCTTGACCCCAAGAAGGAAGAGGGCGAGCAGACTCGTTTGAAGGAGCCTGCCGACGACGACATTCCTTTCTAATGTCAGAGTCCCCAGAGAAGACGACCTGCCCCCGCTGTGGGTGGACTGCCCAGATGGGACCCATTTGCGGCGGGTGCGGGTGGTCTGTAGACCAGAATAGCGAAGAAGCACAGCATGGCCGCGACTGACCGCCGAAATGCTTGACGATATTTCTGCAAAAAAAATCGCCAACTACCGTGACCGGTTCGTTGAGTTGCACGAAAGACAAGACGGACCCGGAATGGCGGATTTGGCGGTACACCTGCTTGAAGACCTAGAGACTGCCTACGAGTCGCGTTCATCCACCGCTGTTGATGTTCGTTCCCGGCTGTCTTTCCTTGAATATCAGGTTGATTATCTAATGAGACAACCACGTTTTCCTTTTTGGAGGCGAAAGTGAACGAAATTGAGTGGCAGAAGTTCAGGGATAGTTTTTCGCGTGAGCGTGGCGCTGTTCACGACGACAGGAACCATCGCTATGCGCATGACAACGATGTTCTTGCCAACTTTCGTCGTAATGCCCGTGGTCGTCTTACCCCGCTAGAGGTCTGGCGGGTTTATGCAGGCAAGCACTGGGATGCAATCTGTTCTCTCGTTGATGACCTTTCACAGGGCAAGACTGTCAGCCCGGCCAAGGGAGAGAACAGCCTTCTTTCGTCTTTCCATGACCTTGCGAACTACATTGAGTTTGGCGCCGCGCTTGTGAGCGAAGACGCCAATCCCGCAGTTGATGAAACCGAATACGCCACGCCACGTTATGAGTTGCCGCTTATTCTTGTTGACCTAGACGACACGCTCTGGGATTTCGTGGGTGAATGCTCAAGTCTCGTTGAGGGTGGAATCCCAGATGAGTACTTGTACCAGTGGGGAGGCATCTACAAGTACCTTGGACCCCGCACTGTAGAAGTTATGAACGAAGCGGCAGACAGGATGAATTTTGCAAAGCCCTTTGATTATGCTTCTGACGCCCTAAATATATTGTTTGATGACTACCGTATCGGTATCGTTACATCACGCCATAGCGGAACTCTCAACAGAATTAGGGCTTGGCTTGCAAACAATCTGATTCCTTCGGACTTCATTTTGACGGGCCAGAGTAATAAGGGTGAGGTTGCTCGCGGGATGGACGCCCTTTGCCTCATTGATGATTCAATTGAGAATCTTGAGGACTGCATTGCCCGCGAGGTCGGGGCTGCGTGTCTTGCGAAGAAGTGGAACATTGATGCGGAGGACAACCCCGATATCAAGCGGTTCGACTCTTGGAAGCAGATTTATTCGTGGCTTTCTGTTGGTAAGGAACTGCCCGAGAATGCCTAGAAAGGAAGCAATCAGGAAGTGTGCTACCTGTGGAATAAGCGTCCGTACCAAGTCTGGGTCTGATGGAGAAGACTGGTACTGCAAAGACCACAGGCTTTGCATTAGTCCTGAGTGCTCAAATGTCGTTTACTATGTAAACAGCATGTGCCGTTCATGCCACAAGAGCAAGAGAAGCGCTACTGCTTATAGTAATCAGGTCACGATAGGTCAAAAGTGCGACCACTGTGGTTTTATGAACAAGTGGGGTGAGCACTACTACTTGACACACAAAAACAGCCTTAGATGCAATTCCTGCAAGAAGTACGTCACGAAAGAAATTGAAGAGAAGCAGGAATCTAATCGAAAGCAGAGTGCGAGAAGGTGCGCTTGGTGCTATTCTCGTCTTTCAGCCTATAACAAGGGCAAGATTTGTAACGCTTGTTGGACTGGCGCTTCGATTAGAGAGCGCTCAAAGCGTAAATGGTCAAGCGAGTCAAGGATTCTTGTATGACACCCGGACAGAGGGTAGTTAATATTGCATCAAAGTACGTTGGTGTCAAGGAAGTCCCTCTTGGCTCCAACCAGTCTCCCCAGATTAATAAGTGGAGTTCTTACTGGGGCATGAAGGCGGTTCCTTGGTGCGGAACTTTTGCGAGTGGCGTTCTACGCGAAGCCAAGGTAACTGACGTTTCTCACCCTTCGACGTACATGATTTGCAAGCGTGCTGCTGAGAAGGGGTGGAATACCAAGCCGATGGTTGGCAGCCTTATCGTGTGGTGCGGAACCCATGTTGGCATCCTCGTTGAGGAACTTTCTCCGGGCGTCTGGCGCACGATTGAGGGCAATACAAGCCATCAGGTTGCGTACCGGACTCGTTCGATTAAGGGCGCAACTATTGTTACCTCTCCGGAGGTTGCAAAGACGCCGACGTATTCTTCAAGCCGTCGTTACTACCTTCAGGATGTTGCTGCTAAGGAGACTGTTTACGGACCTTGGCGGTCAAAGCGTTCGCGCGACAAGATTTATGCTCGCCTGAAGGCGAAGTATCGTAATAAGCATGTTCGCAAGATTCGCATTCGTGGCAAGTACGCTGTTGGGGTTGGCGACCGTAAGGTTTATGGTCCTTGGCAGCAGGTAGATAGCCGTAACAAGGCTCAGAAGATTCTTGAGAAGAACCTTGGGCGCAGGCTCCGTCCGTTTTCGCGCAAGGCAAAGAACGTAAATGCCAAGGCCGAGAGCCTTGGTCAGACTCAGTAGGAAGGAATCGAATGATTCACCCCAAGGTTTCTGCCGCTGCCTTTGCCGGTGCGCTTGTCACCGTTGTTCTTGGGCTTATTGCGGCATTTGGAGTTAATTGGACGCCTGACCCTGCGTGGGTCGCGGCCCTTACGACTCTTGTGGCAATTTTTGCTGGGTGGCTTGTCCCGAGTAAGTTCGTCCACCCCGACGACGATGAGTACATCGTTGACGAGGTTCCGGATGAGCCTACCGACATTCCTCCGGAGTGATTTGAAGGGGCGCTATATGCGCCCCTTCTTATTGCCCGCCCTATAGTGCATTATTCTACTGTCGTCTATAGGAGGGGCTATGCCCAAGGGTATGGGGTACCTTCCCGGTGAAGGGAAGAAGATGAAGAAGGACAAGAAGCCGCCGCTTGGCACTGGTGAGCGCTTTGCGATGCTTGTTGCTCAGATGAAGAAGCGCGGTATGCCCGAAGACCGTGCAAAGGCGGTTGCTGCTGCTATTGGCCGCAAGAAGTACGGCAAGTCCAAGTTCCAGAAGATGGCTTCCAAGGGCAAGAAGAAGAAGATGTACGAGTCGGCTTACGGCGATATGTACATCCCGAAGCATCGGTGAGCATCCCGAAGAAGTACCTGTCCGGCCTTTCTGTTGAAGACAGAAAGAAGCGGATAGATGAGATTAAGAGGGGCCGCAAGACGGCAACGTCTGATAAGTCGGCCTACTCTTCTTCTCGCTTCAAGACGGACAAGGACAAGAAGACAAAGCCGTCTAAGTACACCCAGCGTGGCAAGAAGTTGCTTGCGAACTCCAACGCCAAGACCGTTGACGCGAAGTTGGCGGTTCTTTCCAAGAAGACGGGATATAGCGTTGGAACGCTTAAGCAGGTTTACAACCGCGGCCTTGCTGCGTGGAGAACCGGTCACAGGCCCGGAGCGACACAGCACGCATGGGCTATGGCTCGCGTCTATTCTTTCGTGACCGGTGGCAAGACCGCTCGCACCGCCGATAAGGACTTGCGTAAGAAGGCCATGAAGGAGGCAATTGCCTTCAAGCGTGGAGTTAGTCTTGCAAAGTCTTTTGGTGGTGCTGCAAAGAAGGCTTCTGGCGCTGCTTCGTTCGACACCATCATGCGTGGTGGTAAGTCTGTCCGCGTGAAGCGCGACCTTGGCGGTGCTGGCGGTGGGCAGTTCGTCAGTTTTCAGGTTGCGCAGGCCCAGAACTTTGCGAAGTCTGTCGCGGTAAACCGTCAGGTGGCACGCCTTCGTGGGCGCCCAGAGCCACAGACGCCTCAGTACCGTGCGCCCGGTCGGGTTAATGCTCCATCAGCAGAACAGGTCATGGACCAACTGAGGGATGGTCTTCAGGATTCTCCGGACACAAAATCCCAGAGTGATTCTAGGCCCCTGTGGCGGAGGACGAACACTCTAGCGGGTGGTCCGGGTTTTTATGACTATGAAGATGACGAGCCTTTCGATAGTGACGACATTGTTGGCCGTGGCATCGAAAAAATTAGAGAAGAGTACTCATTTAATGTAGAAGCGTTCCTAGACGATGGCAAGGAATTTTCAGACCTACCAGAAGAAGAGCGGAATGCCATTATGGCCCGCAGAAATCTTGCACTTGCAAGAATTAACGCTATACAGAGATATACAGACACAAGTTTTCAAAAGATAAACACTGAAGAGCGGTCTGTGCTGAGTGGGAAGATTCCCGAAGCCAGCGAACTACACCAAGAGTTCAACGACGCCCTTGATGCTCTGTCAGTAGAAATTGATACAGACCACAGTCTTTTCCGTGGTGGTGGCAGAGGGTGGACACAAGAGGTTCTTGGGAATCGTGAAATTAATTCCCTTGATGACCTGCGCTCTCTTATTGGCAATACCTTTAGGACCGATAGTTTTACTTCGACAAGCCGCGCTTCATGGGTTGCTGCTCGCACTTTTGGAACGACGTATGTTTTGCGTGATATGCCAAACGGGGAAGCATTTAGGGCCACGGTTATCTTTAGGATGCACCGCAAGTCTGGTTCTCGTGGTTTGTTTGTTGAAGAAGCGTCTCTTTCTGGAAGAGACGAGCACGAGGTTGTTCTGCCCTCTCAGGAAAAGTATGTAATCCGTGGTTTTTCTATTGCCGCAAACCACCCATGGCTTGAACGCGATACTGCCGATGGTTTTGACCTAAAGGCTAAGTACGACCTACCTGATGAATACGATGACTTGTTTTCTTATGCTGACGATGTAGAAATTGAGGACCCAAAAGACCTTGCTGATAGTGGCGGGACGGCAAACATACCCCCTGTGATTATTATTGAAGTGGAGCAGATTTGAGCAGCGACGGAATGAGGGGTGGGTACGGAACCAGTCTCAGCAGTTCCGCATCTGACGCTGCCAAGAAGATGAAGGGCGGAAGTCTTTCTGACGCCATTGATGCTTTTGACAGCGCCGTTGCGCTCGCCAAGACCGCTGGCAATAACACCCAACTTCGCAGGGTTGCGTCTGATGCGCTCAACTTCGTAAGGAAGAGCGATAAGACGACTGACTACATGAAGAAGAATGTTCTTCCGCGTATGCAGGAAGAGTTCACCGAAGCATTTGGTGACGATATGACCGAGTCTGGTCAGGCCCTTCGTGAGGTTTCTGCATATAGGCTTGGGAAGAAGTTCGGCGCGTCTGCTGTAAAGGCCGCTACTGGTGTCGGTAGGAAGGCTTCTGGTGCAGCCCGAACTGAAACAGTTCGGCGTGGTGGGAAGTCTGTTTCCGTCCGTCGTGATATTGGTGGCGCTGGTGGAGGGCAGTTTGTAAACGCCCTTACGTCTATGCGCCAGTCAATGTCATCTTCGCTTCGCCTTGCTCGTCGTGCCAAGAGGATGCGCAGCGATTCGACGGTATATCAGTCGGACGGCAGTTCTCAGGAGCGCATGGATGCCCTTCGTGACCGTGTAATGGCCCGGATGGCAGGCGGTAGGAAGTTGTCCGCCAAGGAGCGTGCTGCTCGCGGGAGAATCCGTGCCGCAGAGCAGAGGCGTCGCGCAGAAGAGCGTGCAAAGCAGCCACCAGCGCCGAAGCCCGCAGCGCGTCCCGCCGAGCCACCAAAGCCAGCGGAAACTCCAAGGCCCTCACCTGCTCAGCGCAGAAGGACGCCAACTTCTACGACGCCAGATTCGGTTCCCGGTCGAACTGGTGGTGCTATCTCGCGGACGCCAGACCTCTGGAAGCCTTCAGACATTTTGGTTTTTGACGGAAATGGGTGGAGAAAGTATAGGGGCGCAATCAACGTCAGAAGCGCAAGAGAAGTTGGTCGAATTCTTGACGAACTTGGTCTTGCCATCCCACCGTCTGCTTATAGTGGGCAAACAAATCCGAAGGTTGCTCTTGGGACGTATGGTATTTCCGCCAGAGTTGACGATGGTGGGTTTCAGGGCAAGTACCGCGCGAACGATTTTGAAAGTGGGATTATTCTTTCTCCGTCTGTTCAGGACGGTAAGGCCGCTCTTCTCCACGAGTTTGGGCATTTTCTTGACTACGAAGGTCTTCAGCCAGAAGACGGATGGGAGATTCACTCACCGTTCACCGAATCTGGGAATTTGTCTATAGAAAATGTTCTCAATGCAGTAAGAAATAGTGAAGGCTACGCAGAACTACTTTTCCAATCGCCGGATAACCTCGAAGAATATTGGTCACAGAGAGAAGAACAGTTTGCGCGTGCCTTTGCACAATGGGCGGTTCTCCGCTCTAATGGGGATATGGGAGAGTTTTTGAGGTCCGCCTTTATAAAGCGCTCAAATGGGCTGGCTTTTAATCACCAGTGGCGCTCAGCAGATGACTTTTCTCCGATTGCAGATGCGCTAGACGAACTATTTGTGGAAGCAGGTTGGTTGCAATGAAGCCTATAAGGCCCGCCGAAAGATTTGATGAAGTCGTCATCAATGGGAAAAGGGTTCAAAGGGAACTTGACCCAGAATCGCAGAAGATTCTGGATGAGATTAGAGCAAAAAAACGTGCTTCTTCAGAAAAGAAGCAGAGCACGAAGTAGTTGTAGTTACTTAGGAATAACCGTTACTTTTCTTGTATGACGTTGCCAGAGTTGCCTGACTATCTCATTGACGCTTTTGAGCGCGGCGTTGCTGCTGGCGTTGCCGAGAGCATGAATGAGTCGAAAAAGGTGTTGCGTGACCCGAAGGGCGGACTCACCGCTGCTGGCCGCGCACACTTCAAGAGGACCGAGGGTGCAAATCTAAAGCCGGGTGTTCGTGGTGCTGCGGACACCCCAGAGAAGATGCGTCGCAAGGGTTCATTTCTGACACGCTTTTATACCAACCCATCTGGTCCTATGGTACGTCCTAACGGAAAGCCGAGCAGGCTTGCTCTTGCTGCTGCTGCGTGGGGTGAGCCAGTTCCGAAGAACAGGCAAGATGCCGCGAGACTGGCCGCAAAGGGTCGCCGCCTTTTGTCTGCTTACGAGAAAAGGAAGAAGAAGTCTTAAATGATTGACGAAAGCAACGTAGACGAGTTTCTTCGTCCTATTCTTGAAGGGCGACTTAGCGGGGTAGCCAAGTACATCGCTAAGGGCAAGATTAAGAAGATTGCCAAGAGCGGGCTTCGCAAGAAGCCGGTCCAGTATCCGGCAGACTGGCGCGGACCTGTTGGGAAGGGTGGTCAGTTCGCACGCAAGGCAGACCTTGCCGCAGCGAAGGCTGGCGCAAACAGGAGCCGTGCAAGGGATACTGCTCGCGGCCCGGAAACCCGTACAAGCCCTCGCAAGAGCAGAGGTGGTGCTGCTGGTCGCGCTGCCTCTGACGCAGAGAAGGCTGGTAGGACTCGTTCTGCTATTTCTCGCGCTGCTCGCGGAGAAGGCTCTAACCGTCAGAACAGGCGCGATATTACTGACGCAGCCAAGGCTGAGTCGCAGAGGACCGACCGCACCGGCGACACGAAGACGACCAACCCGAAGTCGCCTACTGACGCATCCAAGGCCGCGGACAAGGCAGACCGTGCTAAGCGTGCTTCAATTCGTGGGTTTAGCGGGCTGAACGCTTGGAGTGGTCGCAAGGTTTCTGCTGGTGGTGACCAAGACCTTAAGAATGCTCTTAGCAAAAAGTTGGAAGCATTTTCCAACGAGTACGGTTCTTCTACTGACCCCAATGAAATTCGCGCAGCGTTCAAGAACACTGTTAACTCTCTTAAGGAAGAGATTAACGGGCGCAAGATTTCCGCTGAGAAGAAGCGTGCTCTTCAGGCTGAGTTGAAGGAACTTATTGCAGAGGCAAGGTCTGCTCTTGACAGGGACATTGCTAACAAGTCTGCGATTAAGAAGGGGAGTGGGGGCAAGGGCGCTGGTGCCGGTGCTACCCGCACTCGCACCGTAAAGGGCGGGCCGAACAAGGGCGCAAAGAAGCCGACCCGTTCGGACGCTGCTTCTCAGGGACAGCCGCGAACCAATGTTGGTGACAAGCGTCTTCCTGCCGGTACTGCGGGCACCGCAAAGAGGAAGCGGCTCCCCGGCCCACGGCCTGTTGACGCACCCAAGGACCGCGAGGGTTCTGTTGTTGGCAAGGACGGCAAGTTGCAGCCGCCAAGCGCAGCAACTAAGAAGAAGATGGCAGATATCCGCGACCGCGAGGCTCGCAAGAAGGGTATTGCCAAGCCGAAGAAGAAGAAGACGACCAAGAAGAAGACCCGTGAGTCGTTCATTAACGACTTGGTAAACGAGGTCATTAACTTGGACAATGTATGACTATGGTAAATGCTTAATGTCATATACCATTGGAACGCAAAATCTGCTTACCAACACAACTGCGGAGCAGAATATGGACAGTGGACATAACCAAATCCGTGAGTCGGCGCGTGTCGTCGCCACTGATTCGGATAAGCGCGAAGTCGTGATTGACGTTATTGAGGCTGGCCTTGGTAACAGTCGTGACCGGCGGCTTTATGAGGCAGCGATGCTCTCGCAGAGTCCCGACATTTTTGTCGGTGCGCAGATGTTCGCTGACCACCTCTCACCGGAGGTGGAGCGTAAAATGCAGGGCCTTCCTCGCTCTGTCCGTGACCTTACGGGCAGCATTAAGGAGGCGTGGTGGCAGCCTGATGGTGGGCCGAGCGGTAATGGCTCTATTCAGGCGCGTGTTCGCATTGCCGCCCCTTGGCTCTGGGATTTGGTGAAGAACGACCCTGAACTTGTCGGGGTCTCAATCAACGCTGTTGGGCGCACACGCCCCGGTGTTGGACCTGATGGCAAGCCCGCGCACATGGTTGAGTCAATTACTCAGTGCCACTCAGTGGACTGGGTTGCTCAGGCTGGTGCGGGGGGTCGAATTGTTGGCTTCCTAGAGTCGCACTATGGACAGGGGGATGAGGAAGTGTCTATTGATTGGGAGGCTTTGTCCAAGGAGGACATTGCCGAGCACCGTCCTGACTTGATTGATGCCTTTGAGGCAGACGTTTTTAAGACTCTTGAAGAGTTGGAGGCGTCGCTTATGGCTGAGATTGAGGCTGAGGACGACGAGCAGGAGACTGAGCCGGTCGCTGTGGAGGCTGACGAGGGCGATGCCCCGGAGCCTGCTGACGAGCACGACGACGAGGACGACACGGAGCCGCATGGCGACTCTGATGTGGACACCGACGACGTTGAGGCTCCCGAGCCGGAACTGGTTGGCGTTGCTGAGAGCGACTACTTCACCTATGACGAGGTGAAGCAGATTGTGCTTGAGGCCGCGCAGGCAATTGAGGCGAAGTACGAGGCGCGTGAGCGTGTTCGTGAGAACCGCCTGATTGCACACGATGTTCTTGCGGAGTCGGGTCTTCCCGCGCTCTCGCAGCAGGCCATTCGCAAGACTCTTCAGGACTTTGATGGTGGTGCCGACGACCTTCGTGAGGCGCTTACCGAGTCCATCAAGGAGAAGCGTGCGGAGTTGTCGTCGGTCACCGGTCGCGGCGTGCAGGGCCTTGGCCCCTCGCTGCTGGTTGAGGCCGACAGTGACGACGATGGCGATAAGGGTCAGCCCTCGCAGGCTGGCGCACATACCGCCCTGCTCTCTGAGTTGGGTCTGGACTAGACAGGAAGGGGTAGCCACACATGGCTAAGAATTACCGTGGCACCGGTAGCGTCGTCCGCATTAAGTCTGCGGCAGCGGCGGTCACTGCTGGTAGCCCGAAGGTTGAGGGCGGCTTTCACGGCATTGTTGCCAACACTGCCGCCATTGGCGGGTCGTACTCGCTGCACATTACCGGCGAGCACGAGGTTGACTTCGTGAGTTCGTCTGTTCAGGGTTCGACGGTGTACATCACTGACGCTACCGGCGCTTTGACGCTTTCTGCGGCTGCCGGTAAGCGCATCTTTGGCAAGGTTTCGGCTGTGCCGGGTGCCAGCGACACGGGCACCTACTTGAAGGAGCCTGCTTCTGGAAAGATGTGGGTCATTCTGGCCCATCAGAACGACGCGGCTTCGTAGTCGCGGGGACACGGAAGGAGTAACGAATAATGCGTACTGGTTCGTGGCCCCGTGAGGTCCGCCTTTTTGAGGCGTACCTTGATTGGGCCGAGAGCGACAACGCTGCTGAGTTGCGCGAGAGCGGTTCTTCGACCGATTTCGCTAACTACCTCAACAACGTCGTCGGCAAGCGACTGATGAAGGTTTACCGGGAGGCTCCTGCCTACTGGAACCGCTACACCACCTCGTACAACGTGCCGGACTTTAAGCCGCTTTCGATGTACGGCCTCACTGAGGGTCAGGACCTCCTGCCCTTCGATGAGGGTGGCGAGTACAAGGACTCGCAGATTAGCGAGCGTGTTGGACCGACCATGACGGTTTCGACCTATGGCCGTCTGTTCAGCATTTCGCGTAAGGCGCTCATCAACGACGACCTTGGCCTCCTTCGGGACACGCCGGGTCGCCTTGGCCGCGCTGCTGCCCGCACCCTCAACCGTTCGGTTGTGGCTGCGCTTGAGGGCAACGGCAACGCTTACGATGGCACCGCGCTTTTCCACGCCGACCACAGCAACCTTCTTTCGGGTGCGCTGTCGGAGTCGTCGCTGGCGTCTGCTGCTCTTCTGATGAACCAGCAGACGGATGACAACGGTAACCCGATTATGGTTGCTGCCGATATGCTGGTGATTCCGGGTGGTCTTGAGATTACCGCCCGTCGTATCCTGAATTCGGTTGAGATTACGATTCAGGGTGCCGCTAGTACCCCCGCTTACGGTGAGGGTAACGCGAACGTCATGCGCGGTTACGTTGATTACATCGTTGACCGCTACTTCACTGACGCCAACGACTGGTATCTGTTCGCCAACCCGGCGGACGCTCCGGTGCTGGGTGTCGGGTTCCTGAATGGTCAGCGCGAGCCGCAGACCATGCTGAAGGACCCCGGTATGCGTCTTGTGCTTGGTGGTAACGACCCGTATTCGATGGAGTTTGACACCATTGAGTACAAGGTCCGCCACGAGTGGGGAACCGCGATTATTGACTGGCGCGGTGCCGTGAAGTCGGCGGTCGCTTAATGCCGCCCAAGAAGACTCTTAAGGTGGATGAGAAGGTCGTGGACGCCTCGCAGGAGGCGTCCACCCCTCTCCCCCTCCACAGGAAGGCTTCTGTGTGGCCTCGCGTTGCTCGTACTAAGGAGCAGTTCAGTGCGCGTGACGCAGCGGACACCATTAAGTGTGATGTTTCTGACATTGCTGGATATGGGTTTCGTGCCCCGCTTGACGTTGACGGCGACCCGATTCTTGAGAAGGCCGTCTTGACGGTTGTTTTCAACGATGGGTCGAAGAAGGCGGTTGAGCACCCTATTAAGTAGTTAGCCCAAGGAGGGTTTGTGGATAAGCCAACGGCAGCAACCCTCCGGGCTGACACCCGGATTGACTGGGCCGGGACGTTCTCGCTCCCGGCCCCGTCTTCTGGGGATGACCCTCTCACCGCAGAGATTGCGCTTGCGTGGGTCTACGTTGAGCAGGTTTCTGGTCGTGACCTTGATGAATATACGGGCGACCTTGAGCCTCTTGTGAATTACGCCGTTAAGTTGCGCGTTGTTCAGCAGTCTGCTCAGCAGAAGGGGACATACGCTGACATTTTTGGAGCCATTTCTGGCGTCCAGTCATTTTCTGTTCCCGGTTATTCAGAGACTCGTGCCGCCGCGCAGTCTTCCAAGAATGGTGACCAGCGTGATTATCGCTATAACCCTTGGAAGCCGCTTGATGAGGTTCTTCACCTTATCGCTACGCAGGAGGCACGCGATGCTGCGATTCGTTCGCTCACTATGACTTACGAGCCAAGCATTGCGTTTGAGCACACCGATGAAGTTGTTCCGCTTTATGGTATTGAGCGGGATATGTTGGATTAATGGCTCTGAGTCTTGATATTTGGGGTGACCGGCTTCGCGTCTATCGAAGCGTTACCGGCCCTCGCGTAGAAGGAGAGACGCGGGTTAACAAGACCCGCTCCGACTGGATTCCTGCCCGCGTTCCACCGCGCGATGCTGGCGAGGCGACCGATGGGAACCGGCCTAAGAAGATTCAGGATATTCGTGAAGTCACTTGCTCTCTCCTTGACCCATCAGGGACAAGAATTGAGATTAAGCCGTCTGACCGCATTGAGTTGCAGACCGGCTACAACGGGACCTATACAGACCTTGGGATGTGGGAGGTCTTGTCTAATCAGATTCCCCGCAACCGCGAAGGAGAAGAACTCCTTCAATACATGCGCCTTGTTCAGGTGGATGAATATTGATTAGTGGCGCAGTTATTAACGGGAGTGTTTCAAAGGCGCTCAACGACTTTTCGCGGACGTTCGCCTCTGACTATACGGAGTTTGGTGCAAAAAACGCTGACTGGCTAAAGGACGAAATTCGTTCAGAAACGCCAATCGGAGAAGACAACGCAACTCACCTGCGCGACTCGTATTACATCGTTGGGCCTAAGTCCACAAAGTACACGGCTAGGTTTACTGTTAAGACTGACGTTAAGTACGCGCCGTGGGTTGAGTGGGACACCGGAATTCATGGCCCAAAGGGTTCTCGCTACATAATTACTGGTAAGCGAGGAAACCTTCTTTCTTTCTTTTGGAAGAAGAAGGGGAAGAAGGTGGTTACCCGATATGTCATGCACCCCGGTTCTGCTGGCGCACATATGTTCGCCAAGGGCGCTGATGCCCTAGAGCGATACCTTCCAAACAGAATGAATAATTTTGTGGTTATGGAAGCAAAGAAGCACGGGTTTAGGGCGGTGAAGAGTGCCTGACGCATGGCCAAAAGACCAGATTGAGCACGAAATGCGCTCTCTTCGCAGGAATCTTCGCACCTATACAGAGTGCCCTGATGAATTTAGAATTAACGAGTATGAGGGCGGTTTTATTCGCCCAAGCGTTCGACTTGTCTTGGTTACGGCAGGGATGGAAAAAAACGGCCATGCCGTTATTTCCAACAGGTCAATGACGCTTGTCTGGTTCGGGACAGATTCAGACGATATCCCGTTTATTGAAGGCGAGGCTCGTTCTGCTCTTGACTGGATTGTTCAGTCTTTGACGCGGGGGAACGAAGAATATTTTGGGGGTATTCCAATTTACGATTGGTCAACCCCAAATTCGCCTTCTGCAACGCGATTTGTCATAAACATTGACAACGCATCAGTCAGCGGCCAGATGGTAAGAGACGAATCGGGATTGTATTCTATTCCAGTAGATTTCCGTTACACTGTAAGTACAGTAAACGCTCACACAATTTCGGCACCGACTGTGATTCAGAACATCTACAAGGATGTGGAAATTGACTAACGGCGATGAGGCTGCCGCCGCACAGGAAGAGCAGCCGGTTAAGAAGAAGTCGCAGAAGAAGACTGTTAGCCCCAACGCTCTTGGCGTTGAGGTTTGGGTAAACGCGGCATATGAGGCTACCGGTTACCCACCCGAAGTTGTGCGTGCCGCTCTTTCTTTGGCAGGCAGTGGTCCGTACAATCGCGAGCAGGTAATCCTTGAGATTAATAAGTTCATGCAACGGCCAGTGAAGCAGGAGGGTTAAATAGATGCCTCTCGGAGGGACTTGGTCTAGCGTTGACCCGCCACAGCGTGCGGGTCTGTTCGTCAACGTGGACACCGTTCCCGCGACGGCACCCGTTATTGACTCTTCTGGGGTCGTTGGGCTTGTCGTCACGGCGGACTGGGGTCCGGCCAACACAATTACTAACATCCAGTCGGCAAGCGAGGCTTCTGCCTACTACGAGTCCGGCTCGGATGCTGAGTTCGCAATTACCGGGGCGCTTCTTGGCGAAGGGCTTCCGGGTCGTGGCGGAGCAACGACGGTGCGTGTTTACCGCGCAGCCACTTCTTCTGCTGCGAAGGCAACGCTTGCGCTTGAGAACAGTGCCAGCCCGGCAACCACCGCAATCACCCTGACTGCTCTTTATGAGGGCACTCGCGGAAACGACTTTTCTGTGACGGTTCAGGCAAATGCTGCGGACGCGGCTAAGAAGGATATCCTTCTTTATGAGGGTACGACCCTTCGCGAGTCTTACGTCGCTGTTGTGCCCGCTGACATTGATGACATTGTTGCCCTTATTAACCAGCAGTCAGTTCTTATGACTGCGGTGGCAACTTCTACTGCGTCGCCTCTGGCTAACGTGAGCAACGCTGACTTTACCGGCGGTAACTCTGGGTCTTCTTTGACGGGTGCTGAGCACACTTCTGCTCAGTCGGCATTTGAGGCTTCAGCAAACTTCAGCGCGTTTGCTGTCCACGGCCTTACCGACCCGACAATTACCGGGACTTATACCGCTTGGGCTGACCGCCTGAACAGCGAAGGGAAGACCTTCGTGGTGGTAATCGGGGGCGCCGCTGATGAGGCTTCTTCAACTGCGATTACGCGCACGGCCAATGCTGACAGCGCATATTCGGTGAACATCTTTGGCGATGTTACGATTGATTCCGTCTCGCATAAGTCGGCAGATATGACTTCTCGGGTTGCCGGGATTATCGCATCTGCTGGTGCTTTCCGCTCTGTTTCGTTTTCGCAGATTCCGGGCGCAAGCATGGAGAGTGCTCCCACCAACGCTGAGATTGAGTCACTTGTCCGGGCGTCGGTTGTGCCGTTCTTCTACGACGGCAACACTGTTCGCTTGCAGCGCGGGCGCACCACTCTTCGCACGACCAGCAGCACGAAGCCTGAGAAGTTTAAGTCGCTTCTTTTCGTGCGAAAGGTTCAGGAGACGCTTCGCGGTCTGGATGCTGTTGCTAACAGCCTTCTGGGCGTTGCCGGGACGGTTAACACGGAGGCGGGCCGCGATTCGGTTGTCGCGATGTTCCGTGCGAAGTTGGAGGAACTGGTGCAGCGCGGTATCGCACTGCCCGGTGGGTCTATCTATTTGGACCCCGCCTATGACAACACGGGCGAGTCACTGTACATCGTATTCGCGATTGATATGGCCCCCGGCATTGAGCAGATTCTTGGCCGAATCGCGATTCCGGCCTAACGGGAGGCACTAGAGAATGTCTACTAATCCAATTCCTGATGTTTACCCGATTCACGGCAGGTTCGGTGAGTTGTACGTCGGGTCGCAGGTTGTTGCTGAGGCTACTGGGATTGAGTTCACTGTTGAGGTTGAGCAGGTTGAAGTCAATCAGGTCGGTGCTCGCTGGACCCGGCAGATGCCGGGCCGCGTGACCGGCACTGGTACTCTCAACTTGCTGAAGGTTTATTCGGTGTGGGAGGACTTCGTCGTTGATTACGCATCGCGTTCGGTTGCTGCACTTCGCGCCGACCGCGACGCTGGCGTGAAGGCTTTCCCGTCTTTTACGATGACTGTTGAGTTGAACGACCCGAATGCCCTTCAGAGCAAGGCGGAGCGCACGACGCTTAAGGGTGTGCAGTTCTTTTCTATGACTGGTGGGTTTCAGGTCGCTGACCTTATTAACCGCGATATGCCTTTCAACTTCTGGGGTATTGAGCGCAGCCAGCCGATTACTGCGCCTCCGGGCTACAGCATTCCGCAGTACGTTCCTGACGCTTGATTATCTAAAAATGTGGGGGGGGAAACCCCCCCACTCCGAACTATAAGGAGACACCATGCCCTCTGGTGATTCCCCGGTTGAAATTCAGCACGAGTCCGAAGATACGGCACTTGATGCGTTTCTTTCAGCCGACCCTGACCGCGAAAAGGCGACTCGTGTCCTCCACATCAAGTCTCTTGGTGCGGATATCACGATTCGCGAGGTCAGCGACCGCGAAATGGAAACTGTTCAGCAGCGTTCGCAGTCAAAGAATCTTTCTCCTATTGATACCAATGCTGAGGTTGTTGGTATCGCAATGGTTGACCCTGACCTTTCTAGTCCAGAGGTCATTGAGAAGTTTTCAGAGAAGTACGGTGGCTTTGTAACCCCGGCAGAGATTGTTAAGTCGGTTATGAAGCCATTTGAGGTAATGCGGGTTGGTGAAGAGGTCATGGACCTTTCTGGTGCCGGGGACGATGCGGTAACTCAGGCAAAAAACTGATTGAGGCGGGGGGCCTTGCTGGGGCATTATGTGCCCTATTGAGGTGGGGAGTGACAGACCTGTACCGGTTTTACAACATGCCGATAATTGGTGACGACGGGACGCTCCCGCCCCCGCCAAACCCGCGTCGCCTTCAGGCGTTCTATCTTGCTTGCGCTATTGTTTTGAACCAGCGCGAGGAAGACCTTGCGAAGTTGGGGACTGGTCTTTAAATGGCTCGCGTAGAGGCAGTATTTACTCTCCGCGATGAAATGTCCAGCAAGTTGAAGGGGCTTGCTGGAAGTGCCAAGGGAACAGAAAAGGCCCTTAACAGTCTTCGCCGGGAAGTAAACCACCTTATTAGGCGTCTTGACGCGCTTGATAAGAAGAACGTCACGATAAACGTAAAGGTCCGTGGTTTTACCCGCGCAGAAGCGCAAATCACGGAACTTCACCGCGCTGCAAAGCGTTTGGATGGGACTACTGCAACCGTCCGCGTCAAGACCGTAAGAAGCGGCTCGGTCCCCGGCGATGGGGTTTCTAAGGAACTCATGGGCGGAGACGCGGTAAGCAAAGAACTCCGCATCCCCGGCACAGACGTTGACACCAAGGGTGCGCAGGTTTCAACGTATCGCTACTTTCAGTTGCGGTCAAAGTTGATTATGGCGCTACTGGTTACTGCACTTGGTGCGGTTGGGCCGCTTTTTTCTGCCCTTCAGTCTCTTGGCCTTCTGGTGACGGCGACCGCCTCTGGTTTTGCTGCTCTTGGACTCGCCGCCGGTACAGCGTTTGCTTTCGGATATAAGTTCTTTAAGGAATATTCCGAAAAGACCCGCGCTCAGATGAACGATGCTGAACTTGCTCTTTCTGACTCTCTTGAGAGGCTTAAGAAGAAGTTCAACGAAGTTGTTTCTGAGAACGAAACGAAGCGCTTTGGGTACCTCATGGCCTCAATGGTTGATATGGGGACCAAGATTCTCCCGATGCTTGATGGAACGATGGAGAAGTTCCTTACGACGTTTGAGTCTCTTCAGAAGAGGTTTGAGCGTTCCTTCTTCGCTCCGCGGAACGCTTCCCTGTTTATGAACGTCATCAAGCCACTGCCTCGTCAGTTTGAGGCACTTGCTGCTGCTACTGGGCACTTTGCACGCATTCTTGGTGGTCTTATTGTTGCAGCAGCACCAGCAACTACACGGCTTTTTGAAGATATTGAAAGGTATCTGGGCGGCAAGGCCGACGACAGAACTAGCGCAGAAGGACTTAAAAGGACTAGAGACTTCTTCAATGAAATGGAGCCTATTCTGCGTCGTGTTTCCAAGTCTCTTGGGAACATTTACGAGAACCTTGCAGAAATCGGAAGACGCTCGCGCAAGAACGTCATGCCAGTGCTGGATGCGTTTGATGAACTCGTTGATGCCCTTGGCGAGATTCTTGCTTATGGTGGTGAGAAGTTCGGTGACCCAGTATCGCGGCTTCTCACTGACCTTGCAGAAATCGTTCGTAGCGTTGGGCCAACAGTAATTGACTGGCTTTCCCGCTTTGCAACTTTTGCGAGCAATGTTTATGACCTTGCCAGAAAGGCTCCGGGTCCTCTGAAGGCTTTCGCAAGTGGTTTTGTGGCGTTCCTTATTCTCCGCAGGATTGTTCCGGGTCTGGGTACTTTCACCAGACTCGTCGGGAGGCTAGTCAAGTTCCTTCTTACCAAGGGGCTTGGCTCAGCAATCGCAAGGTTCGGGCGACTGGGCAACATGCGCTTGCCGGGCGGCGGTGGCGGCACTGTCGGTGAGTCTCTTCGCGGCGTCCAGTTGGTCAGGATTGTTTCTCCTGTCCCACTTCCGGTGACGATGATTGCCGGTGGTGGAGGTGGACCCGGAGGGGTTGTCGGCACCGCAGGGAAGGCTGCTGGCAAGGGCGGGCGCCTTGGGGGCATTCTCCGTGGCGCAGGACGCTTTGCTGGATTTGCCGGGCTTGGGACTCTTGGCGCCGCCGCCACGACCACTTTGAGCACTATTTTCGTTGGTGGCACTGCTGCAACGGTTCTTTCTGGGCAGGGTCCGTTTAGCAAGCAGGCAACGCCACAGATGATGGCAGCGTCAAGGATGATGGGTGCTAATGCTGCCGGTAATCGTGGTCGTGGAATCGTGGAGGGAATTCTTTCCGACATTCCGGCGACGAAGAATTCTGCTGCTGGTCTTAAGACTCAGGTAATGTCAGAAATCGGCAAGTTGCCGAAGGAAATGCAGACTGCCGCCGCTAAGGGCGCTTCTGACTTCATCGCTGGTCTTGAAAGCAAGAACAGCATCGCTCGCGGGTCTACTCAGGTTTTCTTGCAAGGCGCAAGAGAAGAGTTGGAGAACTTCAAGACTGAAGTTGCTCAGATTATGAGGGACCTTGAAACCATGCGTGGGCAGGCGCCATACGGTGGTATGGCCGGTGGACGCGAAAGTAATGCCCGCGGTGGAATTGTCACTGGTTTTACGTTGTCAACGCTTGGTGAGCGTGGCCCAGAAGCAGTCATCCCGCTTACAAACCGCGCCCGTCGTGAGCAAATCATGCGCGAGGCCGGAATGGGCGTGGGGTCCGCACGAGGGCAGCGGACCTCATCGCCCCTTGTTCAGATTGGGAATGTGACTATTAACAGCGGCGAAGATATGTCCGCGTTTGTCAGCAAGTTGGAAAGTGCAGTAAGAAGGGCAGTTTCAAATGTCCCAAGGGCTGATGCTGGGGCAATGCTCGCATGAGTGTCCTTAATCTCGTTAAGGCGCAAACTGCTGCCAATGGAAACATTCTTGTGTGGAACCCGTCGAAGTCCAGCGGTGGTGGTTGGACTTGGCTTCACCTTCTTAACTCTGGCAGTGACCTCAGCCCTTGGGGTGGTCCAAAGGCACCCGGCAGGAACGCCTCTGCTGCTGTCAAGCGTGCTCACGCTTCTTTTCTTGCGTCTTTGCAGACTCGTGCCAAATATCTTGCTGGTGGTTCCCCTGTATATGGTGGCGAGCAGGCAAATATTGTTGACGTTGAGACTGTTGCCCGGTCAATCAGGATTGTTGCTGAGCCAATCACTAAGACGACTCTTCCGCAAAATGGCCTTTGGTTTCCTGTTGCACCGGAGAATTACGAGGTTGCGCAGTCTTACGACTGGGAAGAGATTGACATTATCGGCCTTGGGCGGACTGCCCACTCTGGGATTAAGGGTCTTCCTGTTATTTCTGTCGAAGCGATTCTTCCGGGTAGTTACGACCCGGCAATTTGTCTTGCAATCAACAACCAAGACTACTTTGTTGACCCTGCAAGGTGGATTAAGTATGTAGATAGCCTCGCTTCAAACATGGACGTTTTCCGTCTGGTTATTGGGAACAGGCGAACCTACGAAGGACTCAACGACTACATCTTCAATGACTATATGCGGATTGATGATGTGCAATGGGGAGAAGAGGCCGGGACTCCGTTTGACCGCCGTGTGAGAATTGCTTTTTCCGGGTGGAGAAAGCAGAGCGTTTCTTTTGCTTCTGGTGCTTACGCTGTTTCCGCAAAGGTTCCAAAAGCGCACACGGTTAAGAAGGGCGAGGATTACCAAGATATCGCTAAGAGGTACTACGGAAGCGTTAGCCTCTGGAAGTACGTCGCCTTGCACAACAACGCTGCAAAGGCAAAGCGCGTTAGAAGTTGGACAAGCAAGAGCAGCAAGAAGGCATACGAGATTTCCTTCACGAAGAAGCGGATTAAGTTGCCGCGCCCGAAGGCGTAAACGTGCCTACCCTTTCTGTCCCTCTCCGCCCCGGTGTCTTCACGGACATTGAGGTAACCGCGTACCCCTACAAGTCGCGTCCAATACGGCTTGGCGACGTTCTTAGCGCGATTGATATTCGCGACGAGTCTTCACGGTGCGCAACCGAAGCCTCCATCACTATTGATGACGTAAATGGTGTTGGGAAGACTATTGCTCCGGGCACTTGGCTTACGGTTGTTGGTCGCTCTCCAATTAACGGGAAAAGAATTCACATTTGCCCGCGACTTTATGTTTGGGAAAGAACGGTGTCCGACGAGAGGATTCGTCAGGCGACAATTGTCGCCCTAGACACGGTTTCCTTCTTGCAGAGGCAGGGCACGAGGAATTTTCTCTTTCGTAAGACTAAGTCTAAGAAGAATGGTTGGACTGCATCAGAAATTGCAGCAAACATTCTTGGGCAGTACGGGCTTTCTCGCTACGCAATGATTACGCCCACTTCTTACAAGATTAAGTGGTTTAACCTTCAGGAAGTAACTCCTTATGAGGCAATCCTAAAGGCGTACATGCGCGATAAGCAGGTCACGGGCGCCTCGTACCGCATTCGCGCGGGAAGGTCTTCTAGAAATCCTGAAGGCGGAATTCTCAATCCGGGCATGATTGTGATTGAGCCAGTGGTTTATCAGGACTACAGGTGGGCGCTTACGGATGAAGACAACATTATTGGTGCAGACAGGACTGAGTCTCTTGAAGACCTTGTCAGCGAATACACGGGTCTTGTCGTAGACAAGGACGGCAAGGAAGTCAGCCGTGTGACCGTTTCTGATTCAAATGCTGTAGCACGTTACGGAAGAATCAGAAAGTTTGAAGTCCTCCCGAAAAACACTCGGCCCAGTGACGCGAAGAGGGTTGCTCGCACGGAACTTAGAAAGCAGCGCTCTCTTAAGAGGACAGCAAAAATTAAGGGAGTTGGCACCCCGACGCTAAGGGCAAGCGACCTTGTTTTTATCCAAGACAAGGGGACAGGGCTTAACGGAAATTATTTTGTTTCTAGTGTTAGCCACTCGTTTAGCCCCGCTGGTCACAACATGGACCTTGAACTTAGTTACACAGCAAAGTTCCCAGAGGTTGGTGTTTCGGAGGAAGAGTACAACCCTGCGGCGGTTAGCACGACGAGGACCGGCGGAAGTAGTGGTTCTTCCTTTACAACTGGACCAATGGCGTATAGCGGCCTTATGGGAGAACGTGCAGCCCAGTGGGCCGCTACTCAGGCGGGCGTTCCCTATCTTTTTGGCGGCACCACTCCGTATAAGGGCCTTGATTGCTCCGCGCTTACGATGCTCGCTTGGAAGTACGGCGCGAATATCAGTATTCCCCGCGTTACCTATCAGCAGATTGCTTTCGGGGAAAATGTGCCTTCAATTTCTCAGGCGGCTCCGGGCGACCTTATTTTTTATGGCTCAGGTCATGTTGCCCTTTATGCCGGGAACGGCAAGCAGTGGGAGGCTCGCAGAACGGGGACAAAGATTTCGCTTAATAGCGTGCGCTCTAGTCTCACAACAATCCGTCGCCCTGTTCCTTTGTCGCGTCAGGGTACTGGTACTGCAACAAGTTCTGCTGGTGGGACAACTTCTGCTGGCTCGCGCACTGCAAGGATTAGCGCTGTTGGAGAAGAGTGGTCGAAGTCTGTCAGTGAAGACCCGACGAATGTTGGTTATTCAACGGGCGGCAACACTGGTGGGGTTGATACGAGGGTTAATGCTGCCGCGCTTGAGGCAAAACTTTTGTCTTTTGGGGCCGAAAAGTTCTTTATCGAACTTTCTGATGTGTTCTTGGAGTACTCTGAGCAGCACGAGATAGACCCAATCTTTGTGGTTGCAATTGCTTGTTATGAAAGCAATTTGGGCAAGTATGGGCCGTCTCAAAGGACCAAGAACATCACCGGCTTTGGTGGTGGGCCGTCGAAGGCTTCGTTTAATTCCTACGAAGAGTGCATCATTGCCACTACTGGACCACGGCTTCTTAGTAGCAGCGCATACGAAAAGGCGGAGACTATTGATGAAATGTCTTTGCTTTATGCTCAGTCAAGCAGCGTGACAAATTCTCCTGTTATCTGGGCATCCAACGTCAAGAATTTTTATCGTGACATTTCTGGTAAAAACCCGAATGTTTCAATGCGCGGGGACGGGTATAGGAGCAGGGTAATTGGCGGATAGTTTTGACAGTCTTGCTGCTTCTTTTGTTGCCTTGGCAGACGCACGCTCTTCGGGGCATGTGGAAATGTCAATGCCAATAATTGATGTTGGAAGAGTTATCGCATCAAACCCTGTCCGTGTTCGTGTGCTTGGTAGTCAATTGACTCTTGAAGACGAAGACTTTGTAACGGCACATGGGTACACTCCTTCTGTTGGTCATGTGGTTCTTGTGCTTCCAGTGTATTCGGGTGGATTTTTTATTATGAGGGTGAACGCCTAAATGGCTTCCACACTTCCTTTTATTACAGAGTTTGGGCTACAGCCCGACCTCGTTCCTGACTACGTTGCCGACGTAGAGCAGGACGATGCAACACCACCCGTACCGCTTGGTGTTGATATTTCTTTTGATGCGTTGGGTGACGACCTTTCTCTCAGCACCGAATTTGACCTTGTAATCTGTGATGAAGGTCGCGCTCTTTCGCAGTGGGTTCAGAACGCACTTGTCACTCGCCGTGGCGATGAATTGATATTTAGCGAGAACTTTGGAAGCGTGCTAGCAGACATTGTTAGTACTAGCACTGCAAATATTTCAGATATCGAAGAGCAGGTTATTGTCGCTATTGAGGACGCGATTCTTAATCACGAGCGCATTGACCGCATAGATGATGTTCGCGTCGGTTTTATTGATGATTACCGTCTTGCATTTGAGGCAACAGCAATACTTGACGATAATTCGTCACTAACATTTGAGGGTGGGGCCACCTTTGGCTGACATTGACTTCAACAGCCTTCTTCCTGCTGAAAGCGAAGAGACAATTACGGAGAGGATGCTTGCGGACCTCCCCGCACCTCCGGGCGGAAACTCGTACAACACTCGCGAAGGCTCCGTCATTCACGGTCTTTTCCGACCGCTAGTTTTTGAGCGTGCTCGTCTTATTTCTTATGCGAGCGAACTTTTCCAGCAGTCTTTTGTGGCCTACGCCACTGGCGATTATCTGGATATTCGTGCTGGCGAACTTGGGGTAAGTCGCGGCGGTGCCCTGAACTCAACGGTCAACGTCACCGTGACCGGTACTTCTGGTGTTGTTCTCAATGCGAACAACTCTACTTTTGCGAGTGCTGGTGACTCTGCTACTGGCGTTGAGAGCGTGTCTTTTGTTCCGTCAGAAGAAGTAACTATCCCCGCGGGCGGCAGCATCAGTGTCCCGTGCGTATCAACTACTGCTGGACTTGTGTCAAATGTTGATGCTGGCGAAATCACGCTTATCGTTGATGCACCAGATGGTATTTCTTCTGTAACTAACCCGACCGCCGCAAGCGGTGGCGCAGACGAGGAAGACGATGAATCACTTCGCCTT